ATGAGAATTATTTTTATTTTAAGAAATGAGGCACAGAAATCCGCCCCACCACACCTCGGAGGTTTGTGTAAAGTGGGTGTTTTTTACGGGGCAGAAAATTACAAAAGAGTTAATACAGGCACGCCAGATAGCCGATGGTTTGGCGCATTTATAGCAAAAGAATATGTTTTTAATGCTGTGAAAATGAACTCCAAATAATTCCGAATATTTATATTACTTTTTTCTTTAAATTTTCCGCCCTTAAATAGAGAGTTTTTAAAACTTGTGGGTATGTTTTAAAAGTAGTAATTTCAGTAACATTTTTTTATAACTCTTCCAAATGCATTGCAATCACTAGCTTTTGAGAGATTCCAAAATGTAACATTTAAGTAACTTTTCTGTAATCAATATTACAAATAAGATGTAACATTTTTAATAAAAATAATCATTTAAATTCATATAGATATAGATTTTTGTAATCTGAGGTTACTAAAAAATACTAAAATGTTACATTTTCAAAATCTCTTGAAATGCAGCAATACCAATGCTTTTGGTAAATATTACAAAATCAGGTTACTGATGTTACTCTTTTGAGAAACACCCCCTAGCTTTCTTCTAAGTCGTATTTGTCAAAATCAAATATCTTTTGGCCAAGTCGATGATTCACTGAGTAGAATTTTCGGATCATTGGATACAGCTCATTTTTGTAAAAGACTTGCGCAAATGGTGCAGGATTACCAAAGCCGCCAGCATTTGTTGCTTGAATACTCATGAGCACCAATGGCACACGATGAACGGTAGCAATGTCATCACGTGACACATCTTTGATATTGACGAACTCATCTTTGGCTGCAATCTGGCTAATGGGAATCAGCTGCACAGAATCTTTATCCCCTTTGGGTAAATGAACGAGCAGGTTATTAAAGTTGCCTGACTGCTTTGTTTTTTTGAGTGTCTCTTCAATGGTTTTCATGCCCTTATCTGAAACATGTCCATTGATGGCGAGTATAAAGCCTGCATGCGATCCATTTTTGTAATATTTATAACGGAATAGGGTGCCTGCATGGTTTAATGCAATACTGAGCATGGCGCTTAAATATGGTGGGATTCCATACACATTTTGGTTCACATCATAAGCTTTGACATGAATCAGGTTGTTCTTTTTGATCTTCTCACCAAAGTTTTTGAGAAAGTAATAATTGCCATCTGTGCCAACGCGGGTATATTTGGCCATCACATGGCGATAGCGAATTGTATTGCCCACCAAAGATTTAACAGGCTCAAGATAAGCATTGCCAAAAATCAGATAATCAGCAATGAAAGCTTCACACGATTCATAATCTAAAAAATGAGTATCTTTAAAAATAGAACTGAGGATGTTTTTTTTACAGTCTAAAGCGGATTCATGATGGGTATTCAAACGAGGCAATTTGGTTAATGTGTCGTATGAAATGGGTGGAGCATAGTAACCATCAATGGTTTGGCAAGATAACATATCAATGAAATCGTGTGGGCTGAAGATCTCAGGCTCGCCCATGTTAAATGTCACTACATCATTATTCATAATCATTCTCTCTATAAAACTACAATATGTTCATGTTCAGTATCGACCGTTGTGCCATCGAATCGTTCATAGCCTAGCGCGTACATCGTTGCCCAACTTAAATCCGCATGCCCATGTTCTTCATCTCTCACAGATTGGAACGTGGCATATTGCTGTGATTTGGTCATGGCATTTTTGATGTTTAAAAAACTGGATAAAAGATCCTGCCAACCTGCATCAAATTCTATTTTGCGCTCACGAAATAGGGTTTTGGCTTGTAGGACAAATAAGGTTTTTAAGGATAAATCGCTTTGGTAACGCGTTAAGTTTGGATAGAAGTTTTCCACGCGTTCAGCGATCACCAATCCCATGTTTCTAGTATCAATGCCCAAATGCACGACGTTGTAGCGATCTGTGATTTCTTTGAGATAGCGCTCTTGATTGTCAAAGGAGACATCCTGCCAAAAGTGCTTTTCTAAAATGCGATATGGCTCATTTTTATTGGATGGAATGGCAACCACAACACATGCAGCACCATCATTGGTGCGGGCAGGGTCATAGCCCACAGCTACTTTTTTACGGCCAAATGGTTTATGAGGTTTGGTTAAGGGTTCAAAGTCTGTCCATTTCTCCCATGAATCCACCATACATGCGCTTAAATCATTAAAATTAAATGCGCTTTCCATGTCATCAAAGAATTCAAACTCAAACAGCTTTGAGAATTGATCTGGCGTATAACGCAGACGCAAACTATCTAAATCCACTAAATCAAAACCGCCTGCAATTGCATCATGAATGGTGATGATCTTACGGAATTTACCATCTTCACACAGCCGCCCATTTTTAAGTGAGGCATGATCGACTTTAAAGGGTTTATTCTTTTTGTTTGAATGGTATTCAGCAGCCGTCCAAAATTTATAGGCAGGGTGCTTTTTGCTAGAAGGCGTGGATAAATAATTAATGATAAAGTTTTTATGTGTCGCACATGCGGTCACAACGGTTTGCAACTCTTCAAAGCGAGGCATCCAAAAGAATTCATCACAGGTCACATCACCTGTATAGCCTTGGGCAGTGTATGGATTGGCACCTAAAAAATAAAAGTTCAGATCATCTTTAAATTTAATGGCATCCCCGCCTGATAACTCAATCCCCGTCAGATTTTTAACAAATGCCAACATGTAGCGCTTGGCTTGGAACGCCTGATTTTTACTGGCTGAAATGTAAATCTGATTGTGTTTGAGATTCACCAAACGGCGCAGGGCATAATAAGATAGAAAATAGGTAAAGCCAGCCTGTCGAGTTTTACCAAAAATGAATTCAGCCGAACTCTTTTTACTGTTTTTATATTTTTCAATGTCTTGAATGATCTGCGTTTGGAAGGGGAATAGATCCTTTAATCCCTCATTGATTTGGGATTGGAATTTTTCCCAATCGAATTGATCGCTATTGATTTGCGCACTGCGTTTTTTGCGTTGTGGCTTGGGTGAGTAGATGTTTTTCATTTGTACACCAAGCTCTTTAAACTCACGCAATTCATTGTCTGTTTTGGTGTTCTTCATCAGTAAACGAATGTATTTGAGCTGAAAAGCATCTTGGCAACGTGTGAAAAAATCCGCCTCATCCCATTTATCATTTTTGCGCCAATCGTAAATGGTGCTCTCTGGCGTGCCAATCATTTTGGAAATTTCAGATATGCGAAAGCCCGCGAAATAAAAGAGTCTTGAAAGTTCGCGTGGTTGGGTGTTTTCTGGTGTGATGAGCAATTCATTATTCATGTGCTCATTCTCTATGGTTACGCGTAAAAAATAATCTCGTTTGAGTTTGCAACCCCTCAGGGCAAACTGTAATGACGTGCGTTCTGTTGCCATTAACGTAAAAATTGAATCCTCTTTTGTACGATTAGGATTCTATTCATGAATAAAAAAACGAAATGGACACGGGTTGCGGTCAGTGGTCCCACCATTGATGGACGAGAAATCACCCCACAACAAATCAATGAAATGGCCGCGTCATATAATCCTGCGGTTTATCAAGCAAACATTTGGATGGAGCACATCCGCAGCTCATACCCTGACAGCACATTTGGCAATTATGGCCATGTTTTGGCATTAAAAGCGGAAGATTATGCAATCAATGGCACCACGCAGCGTGCGTTATATGCAGAGATGGAAGTGACGCCAGCCCTTGTTGAGTGGAATGCCAAAAATCAAAAGAAAGGCTTTTCCATTGAAATTGCACCAAACTTTGCCAAAACCAATCAAGCATATCTTTCAGGTTTAGCTGTGACCGATTCACCTGCCAGCCTTGGCACTGAAGCTTTGCAATTTAACATTCAAGTGCGTCATAAGCCTGAACACATTTTTTCAACGGCATTGGAATTTACGGGCATTGATTTTGTAGAAGATAACGATGTGGATGCCAATGAAAAAGGCTTATTTAAAAGCTTATTTGCGGGTCTGTTTGCCGCACAACGTGAACAAAATGAACCGCCAAAACCTGCCCCAAAATTAGCAGAGTCAAACTTCTCACTTGAGTCATTAGAACGCGCTTTAACCCAATTTGCATCCAAGCAAGATGACGTGATTACAGAGCTCAAACAGCAAAACAAAGCGCTTTCAGACTCATTTACTGAACTTAAAACAGAGTTTGAATCATTAAAAAACACGCCAGAACCCAGTACAAAACAGGAATTTGTCGCGGGTAATGGTGCCAATGAATATTTAGCAGATGTCTAAGGAAGAGTTATGAGCGAAGTTTTATTACAAAACACATTAGAGTGTTTAACCAATTACACATCACGTCAGGCGGAATTGCATGGCGTGGATGTTAAAGCCATTGAAGCTGGCCAGAAGTTTACCATTAACCCGCAAACGGAATATGTGTGGGTGGAAAAGGTGGCTTCAGAAGGCATTTTAAGTGAAGTGGACATTGATCTTTGTACAGATATGATTGTCAATGATCTTGGTTTTGGTCCTTCACAGTTGGTGTCAGGGCGCACAAATACTGAAGATAAAGAGCGTGAAACAAGTGGTTTGGGTAAACCATCAGGCATTGTGTATACTGCTGTCAAAACAGATCATGACACGCATTTTACCTTTGCAGAATTGAACTCCTTTGCACGCACCAAAGAGATGTTCCAAAAGCGTTTACAAGATCGACGTTTAGAAAGTAAACGTGAAGACATGGAGCGCATTGGTTGGAATGGTGAAAAAGTTGCAGAGAACACCGATAAAAAAACCTATCCATTAGGGCAGGATGTGAACATTGGTTGGCTGCAACGCATTCGCACACATAAACCAGAACATGCCATCACTGAGTTAAATGGTGAAGCCATTAAAGTGGGCAAAGGTCAATTGATTGAAAACTTGGATCAATTGGTGGTTCAAGCAATGAGTTTAATCTCTAAGCAATATCAAAAAGACCTGAAAGTTTATGTGTCCAGTGATTTATTGGTGGGTCGCCAAATGAAGTTGTTAGAGAAAGCGACCAACACTGAAACGGCACAGAAAATCACACAGGAAGCTTATTATGTCATCAATGGTTTGATTGCCAAATCCCCCGACTTTTTCCCCGATGGCACCATTTTAGTGACGCGTCCTAAGAACTTAGCCATTCGCATTCAAAAAGGCTCTGTGCGCTCATCTTATGAGATGAATTCAAAGCGTGATCGTTATGAGAATTACAACACGCAAAATGAATTTTATGCATTGCACAATTATGAGCAAGCGGTGCTTGTTGAAAAAATCACCTTAGAAGATAAATAAGGGGGAGCTGTGTTTTATTTCAAACGAGAAAAAGAACGCAAGCTTGCAGAGTTGCAAGGCAATGCAGCCATTCCAAATGAGATGGATCCTGAGCAGCAGAATTTATTGGTGCGCTTAAAGCATGACTTATCTAGCTTACGCAGCATTTTGAGCTATGAAGAGAAAGAGCGCTTTAAAGCGGAACACCTTGAGGATTATCGCCATTGGGTGGAAGGCATTTTAGAGAATCCAAATGCACCTGAAGATAAGATCACCTCTGAAATGTTCATCTGGGCAGTTGATGCGGGGGATATTGATTTTGCATTGCGCATTGCAACGTATTTGATGACAAACAATTATGATTTGCCACCGATCTTTAAGACCAATAAGGCAGGTGCCATCACGGAACAGATCACCAATCGGGCATTGAATCAAAAGCCAGATACAACGCTAGAACATTTATTGGCTTTGAATGATCTGATGACGGATGAAGATATGTTGGATGCCATTCGTGCGAAGTTAAATCGTGCCATTGGTGAGTTATCAGAAGAAAGCAATCCACAGTTTGCTTTGGCAGTTTGGAAGCGTGCGCTTGAATTAGATCCCGATGTTGGGATTAAAACACGCGCAAATAAGCTTGAAGCTGCTTTAAGCAAGCAAGAAGAGACATCAACCGACAAGGTTGAATAACGAGCGTCACCACGCGGGGGCTTATGTTGGGAAGCTGATCATTGATATGACACGCGAAGTACCAGCATACAGCCCCGTCATTGGAGGATTAGGATGAGCTTCATTGGTCAAAATAGCAAAAACAGTGAATTGATGATCCCACGCTCTGGCTTTTGGCCAGGGATTAATGGTCAAAATTTTCGTAATGCGATGCGTATTTTAGACTCCGTTAAAAATGAACAAGTGGAAATGGCATTGTTGTCCGCCCTTGATTTGGTCATTTCTGAATTACGTGTTTTCAGAGCAAAACATGCTGGCTATTTGACGCTTGAAGAAGTCCCCTGTGATGAATTGGCGGGTAAAAGCCGTTATGTATTTAACTTTGAACGTGCAGTATTTAGCGAAGGCAAAGCCAAGCTTTTAGAAGATTTTCGGGACATGGATTTGACGCGTAAATCAGGTGAAGACCGCGCAAGCCTCATCACGCCAGAAGTGGATGAATTGCGCCGTGACCGATGGAATGCTGTACGAACTTTTTATGATGAACCTGATGTGTTTGCGGTGTTGGTATGAGAAAGATCATTGCCAATGGCCAACAAACCATAGATGCGGCTTTATACGCGGCCAGTGTGCCAACGTCTCAATTTGATCAAGTGATCATGATGAAAGAGAACAGACATTTGGCAATGTTGCCAGCCATTTTACCTGCGCGCACGGTGATCTATTTGCCTGAGTACAAAGCGCCAGTCAAACAAACAATAAGTTTATGGGATTGATGATGTTTAAGTTAGGACAAAAATCACGTGCAAATTTAGTGGGTGTGCATCCACATTTAGTGGCCATTGTTGAACGAGCCATTCAATTGACTCAACAAGATTTTCAAGTTTTTGAGGGTGTGCGCACAGCCGCCCAACAAAAGATTAATTACCAAAAGGGCACGTCCCAAACATTACATGGTTCACGCCATTTGATTGGCAAAGATGGTTATGCCCATGCGGTTGATTTGGTGCCATTGATCAATGGCAAGTTGGCATGGGATTGGAACGGTTGCTATGCGATTGCTGAAGCGGTTCGACAAGCGTCCATTGAGCTCAATATTCCGATTCGTTGGGGTGGTGTATGGAATGCATTGCTATCTGAGACCCGCGGCATGACCATAAAACAAGCGCAACAGAAATATGTTGATCAACGCATTCGCAGTGGCCAGCGTGCTTTTGCAGATGGTCCACATTTTGAATTGCCTCTCTCTCCACAATATCCACAGTTTTAGAGGGCAGACATGGAAAAGATTGATGATACAAAAGTCATGAGCTTAGGCGCTTTTGTGATTGCCACCATTGTTTTATTGGTGATTGCAGTGCGTGATCCAAGTGCATTGGGTGAAATCTATTGGATCTATTGTTTGGCATTTGCAGGCTTGAAAGTGTCTAAAGGCATTGTGACCACATTTCAAAAACGCGATGCCTTAAAAAAGGATGACCATGAATAGTTTTGTGTGGGGCTTAGGTGTGCTCGGTGTGGCTGCATTGCTGATCAAAATTGTGATGTGGCGCATGGCACAGTTAAAAAAGCAGCGAGATGAGGCAATTAAAGAGGGAAACATTGCGCATGAAATCATTCATAACGTCAAAAAATCGAACCACATTAAAGCGCGTCATGCTCAGTTGTCTGATGTTGATCGCATTGAGCGCATGCGCACCAAAGGTTATTTACGAAGTGAGAAATGACAGTTGGTGTCTCATCTTTGATCCCATTTATGGACATGAATTGGACACCAGTGGCACACAAGAACAATTAGAAAAGTACATGGATTTATACACATATTTTTGCAAAGAAGGCGGAAGCAATGGCAGTTGAGAGTCATCAAACAGTAACAATTCGGGAAGTGAATAAATCACTGCTGGCAATCCTAAGCACTTTTTTTGGCATCGGTATTGTCATTGCCACTTGGTATTTTTCGGCGAATAACAACCGATTGGATAAGTTTGCCAATGTGCAAAATGAAATGAATTTAAAGATTGAGAAGTTCAGCATTACCACTGAATTGACTGATCTGAAGGTCACAAAGTTGGAAAACCGTGCCGATGCATTTATGACCAAGATGAGTGCTTTTGATAAGGAACTCTCTGAATCAAAAATGATTTTGAACAATCACGATCAGCTTTTAAAGAAACATGAGAACCAGATTAAGGAGCTCGAAAAACGATGAGAAAGCTCACATCACTGACCCAAATGCTTGAGCAATATGTGGATCAATCAAAATTTGATGTGTTCACAGATGAAGGCAAGATGACCAAAAGCAATGCCAAAGCGTTGGATTATCGTTTGAGTTATCGCGCCAATATTTACATTAATGATTTTGCAGGCGATGCATTGTTGTTATTTGCCGCGGTTGGGGAATGGATGAGTGAGCATGCCAGTAAAACAGGCGGTGATGAATTTATGCGATTTGAAACGGCATTAGAACGTGAAACCGATGCATTCATTGCCATTGAGTTGCAGTTGGTTGAGAACGTATCTGTCAAAAGATTGGATGGGAAGTTGGTGACTCATGCATGCTGATTTAGGGACTTTAAAAGATTTGATCAAAGCATTATCGCCCGTTGAACGAAAGAAGTTGGCCAAAAGTTTGGGGATGGTGGTGCGTCAAAGTGCAGGGCAAAGAATCAAGAAAAACGTGGATCCTGAAGGATCAGCATTTGTCCCACGTAAGCCACAAAAATACTCAATGAAGAAAGGCAAAATGTTTAAGCGCCTTTCGCAATTACGCAGATTAAGCATCATTGCCACTGACCAAGGCGTCAATGTGCAATATAAAAATGGCTTAGATGGCTATATTGCAGGCGTTCACCAATTTGGGAAATCCTCCATTGTGAACCGTAAAAAACGATTGAAGCATAAATATCCCGTGCGTGAGCTGTTTGGCATCACAAACGATGATCAAAAAGCATTAGAAGATGCTGTTAAACAACATTTAGGATTTTGAGATGTTACCGTCAGACATTCATAGAAAACTTCAAAACATGAACCCTGTGGGCAAGATCGTCGCGGTTGATTTAACGACAGCACCAGGCTTGGTGCGTGTTGAAATTGATCAGGGTGTTTATAGCGATTGGATGCCATGCGCCATGCCATTCATTGGGGGTACATGGATTTGGTGTGCGCCAAAAATCGGTGTCTCTGGCACTGTGATGATGGAAGGTGGTGAAGATGATGTATGCCGTTTTGCACCCAATTATTTTGATGAAAGTAATTATCCCTATTTGTCTGAAGCTGACTTTAAAATCCATTTTGATAATGGCGATGAGATCCACCACAACACAGAAAGTGGCACGTTAACTTTAAACAGCTCTGCCAGTGTGATTGTCAATACTCAAACCGCAGAGGTACATGCACCCACGATCACGTTAGATGGTGACACCACCATTGAAAAATCCCTCACGGTTAAAGGCTTTACGAATTTAGAAGGTGGCTTTGCAATGAGTGGTTCAGGCAAAGCAGGCACTGTGAACATTCCGATTGATTTTAAAGTGGATCCAACCATTAATGGCAAAAAATATAGCCAGCATCATCACAGTGGTGTGCAAGCGGGTGGCGATCAAACAGGGGGTGTTGTGTGATGAATCGAATCACGGGGCATGAAATCCCAATGAATCAACACATTCAGCAATCCATCATTGACATCATCACCACGCGCATTGGCTCACGTGTGATGCGTAGAGAGTATGGATCTCTATTACCTGAGTTAATCGACCGACCTGCAAATGATGAAAACATGATGCAACTGATGAGTGCAACGGTGATTGCTTTATCCATTTGGGAACCACGCATTACGGCAACTTTTGTGAATTTTACGCCTGTATCTAATGCAGGGCTTGTCGATTTAGAGATCGCAGCAACCATTAAGGAAAGCGGTGACCAGTTCTATATGAACCAACGCTTATTGCGTAATCCTGACGCGCTCAATGATTTTGTCAAAGGAGCATCCGCATGATTAATTTGGAAACATTACCAACGCCAGAGGTCTTTTATGAGATTGATTATGAAAAAGAGTTATCAAATTTAGAGGCTCAATTTCGTGTATTGAGTCCTGATTATGCAACGTTGGTGCTTGAGAGTGATCCCATTAAAAAATTGTTGGAGCTTTCAGCCTATCAAACCGTTTTATTGAAAAATGAAATCAATGAGAAGCTCAAGCAAACCATGTTGGCATATGCCACACAAAATAATTTGGATAACATTGCAGCCAATACAGTGACGGAGCGTTTAATCATTCAGGCAGGTGACCCAAATGCCAATCCGCCCATTCCCACCATTTGGGAGGCGGATGAGGATTTACGTTACCGCGCACAAAATGCCCCTAAAAAATGGTCTGTGGCAGGGCCCGCACGTGCTTATGAATTATTGGCACGTTCTGTGGATGGCAGAGTGAAAGAGGTGGGCGTACATGCGCATACACCAAAAGCGGGCGATGTGACATTAACCATTGTGACTCATGATCAAAAGGGTGTGGCTGATGAAGCATTGCTAAAGAAGATTGAAAACTATCTTGAATCTGAAGAGGTGGTGCCACTGTGTGATTCTGTGTATGTCAAGAAAGCAGAGTTTATTGATCAATCCATTGAAATTACGGTGACGTATTACAAAGGTCAGGTGAAATCACTTGTGGATCACTCTGTACAACAACGCTTTGAAGCCTTGAAAAAGGATGTGGGGAAGCTTGGGGAAGCGCTGACACTCAATGCCATTCATGATATGGCACGCGCACCAGGTGTGCAGAACATTAAGATCATTGCACCGAAAGCAGATGTGATCGCGAAAGCGAATCAGGTGATCCGATTAACAGGGATCAAAATGAATGATGGTGGTTTCTATGCGTCCACATGAATTATTGCCCACATCTAGCACGCAATTAGAACGTGATTTAGCGGATGTCTGTGCGTTATCAATGCATGATTTTAGTTATGCCGCGCTCAATAGTGCAGAGGATTGTCCAACTGAATTATTAGGATGGTTGGCATGGTCAAGAAGCATTGAAGATTGGGATGAATCATGGCCAGAAGATCGCAAACGCAAAATGATTAGAGAAGCGCCTGCCATCAGTTTGCAAGCAGGCACTGTGGCATCAATGCGTAGAGCAATGCGCTCTGTGGGTTTTGGTGAAATTGAATTCATTCGTAGAGGGAAGCGCCAACAACATGACGGTTTGTTTAAACACAATGGCCGCATTCGATATGCCAAGCAAACCACAATGACATGGGCGCAATACATTGTGGCTTTTCAATCACCATTGACAACTGACCAAATGGAAATGGCCAAAAGCATTTTAAATGCGACCGCCCCTGCACGGTGTGAATTGTTAGATGTGCAGTATGCACGCCCGATGAAGCATGACAAAACATTTAAGCACAACGGTACTTATAGATATGGAGTGAGATAAATGCCTGAAATTTTAAAGAATATTAAAGCTGAAGATCGGCTCAAAAAGATTCGCATCATCAGTGAAAATGATGATGTGATGGGTGGTCAGCCTGAGGCTGATGGTATGAAAGAAAATGATAACAATGCCATTTTTGATTTGGCTTGTTCAGTGATGCATGCATTGGCAGAAGTTGCCAAAGTTGATCAAAAAGCCATCCCACAAATTTTGGATGCCTTAGGTGATTCACGCACAGCAGGTGCCAGTCAGCGCATTGTGAATGAAGTCAATAAACTTGCAAAAGCTGCACAAACAGCTGCGAATCAAGCCAATGACAAAGCGAACACGGCAAATACAGCGGCTGCAACAGCAGATAAAAAAGCAGTTGCAGCGCAGAATAAAGCTAATCAGTTGCCAACACCAGCAGTGGATCAACTACCAATTGGTGCGAGTGGCACAGCTTATAAACTCATTACGCTTGATGATTTAAAGAAAAAATTAGGCGTACCTGAGACTCAGAAATTATATAGCGGAACTGGTGGAGCAATAGATGGAGCCATGACACAGAAAGCTGTGACAGATATTGTCATCGGGATTAATCAAAAATGGAGTGACGTAACATCTAAAAGATTGCCCGGCACGACATACAAAAATACAACATCCAAGCCGATTTTTGTATCAGTGACGCATGGTGAAGCGCGCGCGTACAACAAAATATTCGTAGACGGCATTTTAGTTGCAAGTGGGTGGCTTGAGGGAGTGTCAGGATTATATAGTTCTTTGCAAACAATTGTCCCGCCCGGCTCTAGTTATTATGTGGAAAAGACAGGTGAAGCTAATGAATTGGCGCTGTGGGCGGAGTTAAGATAATGAAAACAAAACATTTTAAAGATAAAAATAACAACTTATTTGGCATCATAATTCACAAAGAAAATGCTGAAACATGGGAGTCTGAGATTCAAGAAGATTGGACTGAAATCACAATCGAAGAAGCGAGAGATATTGCAAATCCGCCGCTGACTCAGGAAGAATTAGACGCGCAAAAAGAAGCTGAAAATCAAGCGTTTTTAGCTTCTGAAACGCGGCGCACAAATGATGCAATCACTGTACTTGATGATGCCATTGAATTTGAGTTAGCGACAAATGAAGAAATGGTACAACATAAAGAGCTCAGAAAATATCGCTTAATGTTGTCACGTGTACCGAATCAAGAAACGTGGCTATTAAATCCTGTTTGGCCAATCTGCCCAGAATTTTTTAAACCTAAGGAGTAATCATGGAAGTGTTACGACAAATCCAAATCGGCGCTGTGCGCTATCAAAAAGGTGATGTGATTGACGTGAAGAAACTCACCAAAGAGCAAATTGAAAAGATGGTTCACGCAGGCTATTTGACGGATGGCAAGAATAAAAAAGGAGAGAAATAATGAGCACTGCATATTTACATGGTGTGCGTCTGACCATTGATGATCAGGCATATATTGAAACACGCATTATGGCAACAGATACGATTGGCGTTGTGTGTACCGCCGAAGATGCGGATCCTGAAGTGTTTCCGCTCAATCGTTGTGCTTTGGTCTTAGATATTAAAAAAGCGATTGCCAAAGCGGGGAATAAAGGCACGTTGTCAGAAACATTGCAATCGATTGATACAGAAGTGCGTGCGCCTGTTGTGGTTGTGCGTGTGGCAGAAGGCGAAAGCGAAGAGACGATTGCCAATATTATTGGCAAGGTGAATGAAGATGATAGCGTAACAGGTCTCAAAGCGCTGGCATTAGCGCCTACTCAAGTGGGTGTGACACCGCGCATTTTTACCATTCCACTTTATGATAAATCTGAGGCTGTGGCCAAAGCCTTGGTGGAGCATGCAGAACGTCAATATGGTTTTGCGTATATGAGCATGAGCCATTGTGAAAATATCGCAGATGCTTTGGTATACCGTAAGAAGTTTGCCAATAACTATGGCATGTTCTTTTATGGTGACATCATCAAGTTTAATCCACAATTGGCCGCAGAAGTTGAGCATTATGCGGGACCAGCATTGGCAGGTTTACGCGCCCGCTTAGATCAGGAAAAAGGCTGGCATTATTCCATTTCAAATAAGGTGCTCAAAGGTGTAACAGGTTTAACCAAAGAGGTGACATATAGCGGCATCAATGGCTATGGCACAGGTGCAAACACGCTGAATGAAGCGGGCATTTCTTGCTTTGTGTTAGATGATGGCTACCGCACTTGGGGTAACCGAACCACCGCGGGACCTGATTCATCCATGTACTTTGAAGTCTTTGCACGCTCAAGCCAAGTGGCTGCCATTACTTTGGCCAATTTACTCAAAAACATGACACAAGATCAACCGATGAATCCTGCGCGCTTGGATCAGTTCAAACAACGCGGTGATGCCATTTTATATGATTGGCAGCGTGCAGGCCGTATTTTAGGTGGTGAGATTATTCTACATCCTGAATTAAATGGTGATGATGCATTGATGAGTGGTCGCCCTGATTGGTTACTTGAATTGACAGCAGTGCCACCGATTGAGTCCCCAGGATTAACGGTGCGCTTATCCGATAAATTCATTAAAAATGCTGTAGGAGGTTAATCATGAGCATTGTATTGCCACGCATTTTACGTGCGTTTGATTTGTATGTGGGTGACAACAACTATGCTGGCACCTGTGAAAAAATTAAGTTGCCAAAGAACTCACCAAAATTAGAAGAGTTGAATGCAGGTGGTTTATCACGCCCACTTAAAGTGGCTGTGGGTTATGACGCTGATTGGGAAATGAGCTTTTCAACCAAGGGGTTGGATTTTGATTTGCTGGTCAATAGCAATTGTTCTGTGGATGGTGTACCTATCATGATTTTGGGTTCATTAGGGGAAGGGGACAGTTGTACAGAACGAGCATTTAAAGCCTATTTCTGGGGACAAATTCAGGAAGCAGATGCAGGTGATTTATCCCTCAATGAATTGAGTACAAATGATGTGACATTAGCGGTTGCACGTGTTCAGTATTTCGTGGATGGCAAAGAGATTTACTTTGAAGATCCTATGAATATGATTCGCCGCGTCAATGGTAAGGATCAATTGGCTGAGCGCCGTCGTCACTTAGGGAGACAATAACAATGAGCGAACAAAAAACAGTGAGATTAAGCAAACCTATGATGGTTGGCGAAACTGAATATTCAGAGATTGTGGTGCGTGAACCGAATGTGATTGCCCTTAAAGGACTTTCATTGCACGCATTGCAATTTGGCCATACCGATCCATTGATTGAGTTGCTACCCAAAATCACAGAGCCACGTTTATCACAGACGGTCATCAAAAAGATGAGCGTTAAAGACATCAGCAAGTTTGCTTTAGTGGTCACCGCTTTTTTGGTGGATCCGCTCGATTGGGCGGAGGAAGAGGAACAGATGGAGGCATAAAGTCAAAAATGGTGGTGATCGGGCTGTCGTTCCCGTTCATCACTTATGGCGATATGTGCAACATGGAAATATCTGAATTAAATGGCTGGTATGAGGATGCCAAAACATATCAAGAAGAGCTAAAGGAGGCACGTGGTGGCTGAGTTAAAAATGGAAGTAATTTTACAAGCGTTTGACCATGTGACCTCTGTGATGCGTGGTATTGATGGCTCAATTGGTAAAACCAAGCAGAACATCAAAGATTATAAAAAACGCGTTCGAGAGCTCAATGATCGCATTCCACAAGTTGGACCATTGAGCAGGGCGCAGCAACGTGATCAACAAGAACTTGAGAAAACCTCTCGTTTAATTGAAAGGCAACAAGCGCGATTGACGCGACTTTATAAAACGCAGGCTCATCGAAATTCAGGAAAACAAATGATGGGTGCAGGTGGTATGCACATTGCAGCGGCCACTGCAATGGGTTATGGCATATCACGTTTTATGGATGATGGTATGAACTTTGATACGACGATGGGCAGAGTTCAGGCTTTAACACGTTTGCAAAAAGATGACCCGATGTTGGCAGCATTGCGGGCAAATGCTAAAGAATTGGGTGCTTCAACTTGGGCGGATCCCACACAAGTTGCTCAAGGCCAAGCATTTTATGCGATGGCAGGTTTTAAACCTGAAGAGATCATCAAGTCAATGGCGGGTACATTGGATTTGGCTAAAGCAGGTGATGTGGATATTTCAAGGGCGGCGGACATTGGGTCAAATATTCTCTCAGCTTTTGGCTTATCAGCCGATGAAATGGACCGTGTGGGTGATATTTTAGTGGGGACATTTACGCGTACGAATACAGATCTTGAGATGCTTGGTGAAACCATGAAATATGTGGGGCCAATTGCCAAGGGATTGGGTGTCAGTTTAGAGGAAACCTCTGCCATTGCTGGTGTGTTGGGGAACATTGGTATTCAAGGCAGTCAATCAGGGACAGCCATGCGTGCGATCTTCAGTCGTTTAGCAGCAGGACCCTCTATGGCAAAAAAAGAGTTGGCTAAACTTGGTATTAAAACGAATGATAAAAAGGGCAACCTTAGAACGCCAGTTGATCTATTAAGAGAAGTGTTGCAGAAAACAGCCAAAATGGGTAATGCACAACGCATGGGGATTTTAAAAAGTATTGCAGGTGAGGAAGCTGCTGCGGCTTTTTCTGCATTGATTGAGAAGGGTAACTTAGAAGATTTAAATCGCATCATTGATGAGCTGAAAAACAACCATGGTGAAAGTAAGCAATTGGCCAAAGTCATGGCGGATAACTTATCAGGCGATATGCAGCAATTAAATTCAGCGTGGACGGATTTTAAGATTTCTATCTTTGAGGTGAACAATAAGGGGCTACGTAATACGTTTAAATGGCTCACGAAAATCATGGTCAATATTGGGGACTTTGCCAAAAGTAATCCTGAGATTATTAGTAATTTGAGCTACATCGCGGCAGGTGTGATGGGCATTACAGCCTCATTAGGTTTGGCTAAATTGGCATGGGGTGCATTTCAGTTTGCTGTGCTTGGCAATCCCATTGTGGCAGCCATTGCTGGCATTGGCTTGGTCATGTATGGCGTGTATAAAAATTGGGACAGCTTAGTTTGGTTTTTCACAGATGGTGTTTTTCAAATAGGGAAAGATCTGCGGAATGTATATGACTGGTTAGGGAGCTGGATTGGCAGAATCCCCGTCATTGGCTCTAAGTTACAATTTGTCTTTGATATTGGTGCTAATACTATTTTGGGGATTGGCACTGCATTTAGAAAACTTGGGGAATTCATGGGTGCAGGGGTCGCTTTTGTCGTGAATGCATTTAGGGATTGGGATTCCTCATTTGCGGTATTAAAGTCCTCTGTGGCGGAATTTTGGGATGATATGGTCAAGTGGGCACAACCAGCCATTGATAGAGTCATGAAAATATTGCAGCCGTTTTTTGATGCTTATTATGCCATTGTCGGGAAAAAAGACACGGCTATGTATGACAAATTAGACATTGAAAATAAAACAGGTTTGACCTATGGCGAGTTTGGGACTTTAAGTCCAGAAGTACAATTGAAAGCAATTGGCGGCAATGCACCTTTAAATGATGCGGCTCGTCAAGAAGACTATCAACGCATATTGCAAAACCGCATCCATGGGACTGGCAATCGCACACAAACCAACACATTCAAGATTAATATTACAGCGCCAAGCGGTGATGCATCCGCCATTGCTGAATCGGTTAAGCGTGGCATTGCCAGCGTTACCAATAAAAACAGTGCATTTTTAGGAGATGTGACGTAATGAAAGTTCAAATGGTTTGGGGATTTTTCCCCTTTGCTTTGGAGTCATTGCCATATGAGCAGTTTACAAAGAAAACGGGCTATAAATATGCGAGTAATTCACGGGTGGGTACGCGTGATGCCCATCAATTTTTGGGTCCTGGTGATGAAATGGTGGTGTTGTCGGGCAAACTTTTACCCATGCTGACAGGTGGGCGCAATGTGTTGGAAATTTTGCGGTTACAGGCAAGCAGCGGGCAGGCATTTCCTTTGATTGAAAGAACGGGCAGAATTCATGGCAATTATATTTGTATGAATGCTGATGAAATTGCCCGTCAGTTTGAGCACACAGGCGCACCGCATATTGTGGATTTTACCCTTGAGTTCAAACGGGAAGGGGATGATCTACTAGGTGCATTGGGTGTGCTGACAAGTCAGATTGGGAGCTTGTTATAAAGAGAATATTTGGTTCAGCCAATCTCTATATTGGTCATCTTTTTGGAATGGACCATTGACTGTTCTAACACAACCTTTTGATTCTACTTCTTTATGGGAAGTATCTAACCAATTTACAACACAAGTCACACGGTCTGCGTCATGGGTAACACCTTCAACAATGCCAATGCTAAGTATTTTAATAGGTTTGTTTGCAAATCCTTGATTACGTTTAATGGCAACTCTATCACCTATTTTAATAGTTTTAGCATCGTTATATTGAGTGGTGTCACTATCCTTTTTATACCCAAGCATCCATATTTTATTTTTAACAAATTCAACTTGCTTATCAACTTGATTATCATCGTGATCATACCAAGTAGCGCCCAGTAACCAGTAATTATGATTTACCATGTTTCACCTCATTATAGTTTTTAGTAAATGAATGATGATTATAAGGATTTTACATGCTTTTTGATACCAAAACACCACAATATGCCATCACTGTTGATGGAAAGAACATTACCAACCGCATTAATTCGCGCTTATTATCCCTCAATTTTGTTGATAATCGTGGTTTTGATGCTGATACATTAACGCTCGTGATTGATGATAGTGATGGCCTCATGGCGTTGCCAAAGCGTGGCGTTAAGATCAATGTGAAGATTGGCTTTGGTGCATTGATTGATCGCGGGGATTTTGTGGTGGATGCGGTTTCACATACAGGCGCACCTGATGTGATCACCATTTCCGCCAATTCTGCGGACTTTAGAAAGAAGCTTTTGGAGCAGAAGAACAAGGCATATCATCAAAAGACCATCAAAGAGATTGTGGAAGCGATTGCAGGGGAGCACAAATTAGAATCCCGTGTGGCTGACGAATTGGCCAACATTAAAGTGCAGGATCGTCAGCAGCGCAATGAGAGTGATGCCAACTTTTTAACGCGTTTGGCTGAAGAGTTTGATGCTGTGGCCACGGTGAAAAAGGGTACTATCTTATTTTTGAAGCGTGGGGAAAGCAAAACAGCAAGCGGCCAAGCGTTGCCTACAATTATCATTACCCGTAATCAAGGGGATAATCACAGTTATTCTGTGAATGATCGTGATGCTTATACGGGCATTAAAGCAAAATACACAACCACTAAGAACGGCGTGCGTAAAGAGGTTTTGGTGGGCGATGATGAGCGCACAAAGATGCTGCGCCGCATTTACAAAACGGAAGGTGAGGCAAGGGCAGCGGCAGAAAATGAATTGAAGCGGGTACAACGTGCAGCTGCATCATTTTCGTTTACGTTGGCGATGGGTCGCCCTGAGCTCATAGCAGAAAGCCCAGTGAAAGTACTGGGCTTTAAGGCGGAGATTGATTCACAAAATTGGATTGCTACTCGTGTGACTCATAACCTTGATCAGAGTGGTTTGACGACTCAGGTTGAGGCAGAGGTTAAAAACCCTTAAGATGTTCCAGTTGCTTTAACTCATTTTGTTGATCCCAAAAATCAGTGATTTTTTTAGATTGATATGTGATGGTAATGTGACCATTATCATATAATGCCAAAAAAATATCTTGTAGGAGTGCGTGTGGCTTGTTGAACACATGACCATCTGCTGTTTGTGATGGTATAAAGTGTTCAGCTATACCCCATTTTTTCTCCATGGATGTAAGTAATTTATTATAATAGCGTGCACTTTCATGAAGGTACTCTGAAGGCTGTATTTCGAATGTTATATATTCTATATTGTTATCCAATGTAGTAACACGTATTCCAGAGATAAAATGATCCTCTGCGACTCTAATACTTCTTTGCACTATATAGTCATGATACTTTTCTCTGTTGTTCTGCTCACTATTTGATTCTGGGCTATCATCTTCCATTAATATTAGATTTGTATCACTATATAAATTCTCAAGTGGACAACCTATTTTGATGTCTTGAATTGTTACATATGGTTGATCGCAAGCATTTGCAAATGAAAAAAGTGTTAAAAGAATAAAACCGAATAAAAATTTAAACATAAAAATATCTCAAAATAAATTAAATATTAGATGGTTTTGATTATATATCAATTTATATTTCCATGATTTTATCAAAATATGAGTAAGAGAGTAGTTATAGCAGAAAGCCCAGTGAAAGTACTGGGCTTTAAGGCGGTGATTGATTCACAAAATTGGATTGCTACTCGTGTGACTCATAACCTTGATCAGACTGGTTTGACGACTCAGGTTGAGGCGGAGGTACAAGTAATACATAAAAATGTGTAATTAATTATTATTAAACGTATTGTAATTTTGAATAATAGAGCTGATTTTTCTATCTAGAGAGATACATTGCTGATGTTTTAGTGCGATAGTTTGTTGAATTGATTCTTTTTTATTTTCGAGCTCTAAACGCATTAAATCTTTGTCATATTCAGTCAAATGTTGAGTAGCACGATGATTTAAGGCTAGTAATTCTATATTTATAGTGCAGTCTTGTAACTCATTTTCTAAAATTCCTATTTCTTTATATATGAAATCTATTTGCTGCTGAAATTTTCTAAGCATTTTGTTTAAATCTTGAGTTTGTTCTTTATGTATATGAGGTTTAGGAGAATTAAATAATACATCTTGTTGTTGGATGGAAGAAGTCTGAGTATCGGATATATGTTTATTAATCCATATAGGCAGTTGTTCATCATAAAATAATTTATTACGTGAGTGTTTGACATCTTGCATTACTTCTTTATCAGGTGTATCGCCTGTGATAAAATTTGCTTTTTCTATAAATTGTTCGGTGGTAAGTATTTCAAAATACAAAATATGCTTATGTTGATCCATTAACTCACTTCTAAGTTCAGGTCGTACTCCTAAATCTTTTTTACCTTCATAATCAATGTTCATTTTCCAGTCTGATTTCACATCATTACTGATAAACAAGATATTTTTCTTATTAGAACTAATATTGATAATTTCTTTAAATATTATCAGGTCACCAAGGGCACTATAATATTTCAAATTGCCGTAAAAAAAGCATTTGTCTTTTTTTTCGTTATAATCTAAATATCCTGGTGGCAATTCATATGCCCATCTTTGTTTGGCCGTATTAAATAACGAATCTATTTTTTCTTGAGAATTATATAAATTGTCGCCAATCTTGTCTTGTGTAAAAAGATTAGAGAGCTTTTCTACAATTTTATCTTTATGGGTTAAAAAATGTGGCTCTAGCTTACTATCTGTTGATAAAATTTCTTTCATTTGTTCTTTAGCAGATTTAATTAAAGTGTCAGCTTCTTCTTTCTTGACTTTAAGAGTGTTTTTTAACTCTTCAATTTTCTCATATAGATCAGGATGATCAGCTTTTTTATACTTATCTTGAAATGTTGATAACTTTTTTAAGTCAATATTAAATAAATCTTTTAATGAATCAATCTCTTTATTTTTATCTTTATTTTGTTTAATTACTTTTAGACGATTATTGTGAAACTCTAGCCCTACATGATATGGCATCCAAATATTTGATTTTATATTTTCTAGCTGTTTAAAAAATTCATTTTGAGTTTCTTTTCTATATCTATATAAATCTAGTAATGTATTTGTGTCAAAAATAAATATAGTATCTTCAGATTTCCAGATTTGTTTTAACTTTGTATCATCAATATGTGGTGTGTTATAAAAATGTGAGAATTTATTTTTCATATGAATTAATCCTTATAATTATGAAGATCTGTATCAGATTTTCCAGTTTCGAGAAAATTTATAAACTGTAGTTTATTCATGATAAATATGCCGTTATTTCTTGCGTTTTCCAGTTGTATATCTGAAAGCTTATTATTTGTAACAATAGCAAATAATGTTTTGGTTTGTGTTTTTAGTACTTTTAATCGATATGCTTTAGCAAACTCTTCCAATTCAAGTGATTCAGATTCTGAAAAGCCGATAATATTAATGCCTGTTCGTTTTATATCATGAGTCAATGATTTTATCTGCTTAACGATTGGTTGCCAATGCTGCAATTTTTCTTTAAACCTTTCACCACGTAAAACATTCAAAACATTTTCATAAGAAAAGGTAAAAATGTATTTATCATAACTATCTTCTAATACATAGCCATTAAAAAACATTGGATATTCACTTGTAATAATAAGGTTTAGATTTTTTTGTTCCCCTTTTTTATTGCTGTAGCGAATAGAAATAAAATTATCATTATGAGTGGCATATTCATCTAAATATGCCTCATACATCGCATCAACTATTTCTTGACCATTTGTAAAATATTCAATTTTCTCACGCACATAAGTTCTTTCAGCTTTTGCGGTATGACAATATCCATAAATATAATTTTCATCTACTTGATGCAGGGTAATAGTTTTATATCGTTTGGCCTCTTCTAAATCTTCTTCCTCTTCTGTTAAATCCTCATCATGATCGGGAAAATTTAGATAATAGAAAGATACTTTTTTCCCTTTTTTTGGCGAGATTTTTTGTTTTTGATTGCGTTTAAGCTTTTTATTTCGCATTAAAATAAGAAGAAAAATGCCCACAATAACAAATGCCAAAAAGATTTCCATATTAATCCCTTACACGCCGATTTCTAAACAATGTCACAGGCTCAACATGCACAACGCATCCGATGATGTCAAAGTCATTCGGTGGGTTCTTCATATCAATCGTGAACGGTTTATAAAGTGGATTAGTGCTAGAAATTTCAATGATTTTATTGGGTAGCTTTTGCACGCTTTTAACGATCAAATCACCATCGATTCTGAGCACATAAATCCCATCATTAAAGAGTTTATTGGCGGTATCAATGAGCATGACGTCTTTATCATTGATGACGCCAATCATAGAGTCACCACGGGCAGTGATGGCAATCAAATCTTTGGGATTGACCTCTAAATATTTTTTAACCCAATACTTACGATATGCCAATGAGAATTCATAGGTTTCTTCATTAATAGCCGATCCATGACCTGCCGCCGCAAATACTTTATAACGAGGCACAAAACAGAATTCTTCCAAATCAACTAAATGACCAGCGTTGTCATAAATTTTGGGCTGCGAGCTACCAGATGGTATGCCCGTAATAATGTATTGGACATCACAACCAATTTTAGAAATATTGGCTAAATATTCAGCGGAAGGGCTTCTTTCCCCTTTTTCATAATTCACTTGAGCACCTTGTCCAACACCAGCTAATGCTGCAAATTCTGTCTGATTCATGCCAAGTTGCAATCTGACTTCTTTAAGTCGTTGGCCAATGTTAATCATTTGAATAACTCCGTTCGTATAAACTACGTTTGCGTATAAATGGTTTGACAATATCACAATTGAAATATACTATAGCCTTTATAGTCAATCGGAGGACTATTAATATAGTCAATTGGTAAGTCACTAGGAGTATTATCAATGAAAAATAAGCTTTTTACAAGCGAGCAAAGGAGTGAGCAAGTTCGTGTATCCATCACGAAATCTGAGTTAAATCAGCTCAGAAACATTGCAAATAGAGAGAAGCGTCCAGTTGCGACTGTGGCTCATGCTTTATTAAAAAAAGCAATTGAAGAGTACAGCTGCAAATAACACATTTGGAGAGTATGTGAATAGATTAGGAACCGCTAATTCGTATAAATGTCCACAGTGTGGTAGCAGAGCCAAAATTGTCACCACTAAAGTGATCACGACACAAACGAGGGAGAAGTATTACCAGTGTACAAATCTGCATTGCTCATCCACGTTTGTGACCTATGAAACGGTTGATCGCTGGATCATTAAAACGAAATCTAATTAATTAAAATTTAAGGAGAAAAAATTATGGCTTTAGTTAGTCAGGGCACTTTTTTACCCATTAAAAATGTATCTCAATGTTTAGAGGCAGCACACTTGGATTTTAAACGCGTAGCGAAAGCAGTGCGCGGTATAGCTTTAACATCAATGTTTATCGACCATTCAAATGATGTACAGAAGTTGGCTCAACAAGCATCACAAATGACTAGTTCTGCATTGTTAAGTGTGCTTGAGTCTGTGCGTCATCAATATTACTTAGCAGCGGATGAAGTGGCGGATCAAGCATTCACCATTCATTTGTTGAAGTCTGCCATCTCAATCCATGAATTGATGAAATCCATTAAGAAGGGCGCATCTCAGGGGGTGAATCATGACTAGTTATGTGATCAATATTACCAATGGTTTAACGCTCAAAAACATCACAGATAACGAGCCCACCATTATTTTATTCACGCGCAGCCACTGCACATCTTCTAAGAAAATGCTGCACATGCTCGATGAGTTCAGCAAACGTCATTTACACATTGCATGCGTCAATGTAGATATCAGCCCAAACAGCGTCGGGAAGAACATGATGCACCGCTTCAATATCAAGGTTGCACCTTCTTTTGTTGTGTTCAAACAAGGCAAAGAGGTGAACCGAGGATGTGGCTACACACAGTTTGTGAATTATATGACGAGTGAAATGTAATGAAAATGGAACGCAGTCAGAGAGATGAAGTGGTGCGCCGCTTCATCGCAGAAACAGGGGCAAAGCCTCAAGGCAATGGCAAACGCTATAAAAATGGCATTTGTCCAAGCTGTCAGAAAAAGAAATTATGGATATTTGGTGATGATCCGTGGAAGATCCAATGTGATAGTACCACGTGCGGTTATGAGATCTCCGCACGTGATCGTTATCCAGACATCTTTGAAAACTTTTCTAAACGCTATGCCCATGAAATGGCAGAAGATGGCCGCGCAATTGCTAAAGCATACTTGAGGGAAGCAAGGGGCTTTAACACCACATTGTGTGACCAATTCACGCAAGAAACGTTTTTTGATTATAGCACAAAAGTTTCCACACCAACGGTGCGTTTTCCAATGCCAGGGGATGGTTATTGGGAACGCCTGATTGAAAACTTGGAAAAGTTTGAGCAAAAAGCCCACTTCAAAAAAGGCTATTCATACAAAGGATTGGCTTGGCATTTTAATGATCTTGATGTGACCAAAATTAATGAATTATGGGTGGTCGAAGGGATCTTTGATGCCATTGCGTTAAGACATCACAATATTCATGCCATCAGTGCCATGAGTGCCAATAACTTTCCTGAACACACTTTAACGCAGATCTACCAAAAGAATCCGCGCTTAAACATTGTGATTGCCCTAGATTCAGATGAGAAGGGCAAACAGTCCGCCATTAAGTGGTTAAAGCTATGTGAAAAAATAGGATTCTTTTCTGACATTCGTTTGGCCATTACCAATGATGGTGATGATTGGAACGATAAGCACATCAAAGAGCAATTAGATGATGAAGATATTGAAACCTATCTTCACCATGGCGCAGTGTTGTCCGCAAGATCACCAATGCGCAAAGCATATTTGATGTATCAGCGCTATGAAAAGCAGCAGTTTTTCCTTGAGTTTAATTTCAGCACTTATTGGGTCAAAGTGGATGTGAAGGCGATGCTTGAAGCCATCAATAAAAACGATGAGGACGAGGAAACGGCATTTAAGTCGTCTTGTACCATCATTGAGATCGCCAATTGCGTTACGAATATTCTGTACGCACAAAAAGAGTTGGATACCAATGAGTTATTCTACTTTCTTGAAGTGGTCATGAAGAATAAGCGCAATAAAGATGCCTTTTCACCTAAGCAATTGTCCAGCGCGGGCGAGTTCAAGGCACGTGTGATGAATACGGTGTCAGGTGCGACATTTACAGGTGAAACAAAGCATTTAGATCAAATCTATCGTGTGAAAACTAGCGACATCAAAGACATCAGCACCGTACCATTTTTAGGGTATGCCAAAGAGTTGGGCGCGTATATTTTCCCTGAGTTTGCCGTTAAAAATGGCCGTGTCTATAAGCTCAATAAGGAAGAGTATTTTGAATTGCCAGGGAACCAAAACATTAAGACAACTTTTTCAATGCCTGAGTTTGATCCCAGCATGGACTACCAAAATACATGGCATCAAGATTTCATTGATGTCTTTGGCCAAAAAGGATTGACGGTTTTAGCGTTTTGGCTCGGTTCATTATTTGTAGAGCAATTGCGGGATGTTTATAAAGGCTTTCCATTTTTGGAGCTCACAGGTGAGGCGGGTGCGGGTAAATCCACCATTTTGCAATTTATGTGGAAACTCTCTGGGCGAGGGGGAGATTATGAGGGGGTCAATCCCAATAATGGTTCTAAAGTGGGTTATTTCAGAACATTATCACAAGTGGCCAACTTGCCAACAGTGATGATTGAGTGTGAAGGCTTTAACTTAGAGGATCTCAAGTCCTTATACAATGGCGGTTATTTGAGAACAACGGGCCAAAAGAATAATGGCAATAACACCAACAGCCCTAAATTCAGAGGTTCGTTGATTTTATCCCAAAATGAGCGAGCCATTACCGCAGGTTCGCGCGATAACTTAATTGCGTTGTTGTCCCGCCTTGTGTATGTGCATTTTGATACGAGCAATCACACCTCTGAGTCACGCATTAAAGCCCGTCGATTAGAGCAAATATCAATGGATGAGTTGTCAGGCTTTTTGGTCGAAGCACTTAAAAATGAAGATGCCATCTTAAAGTGTGTTCATTCAGTCTTTGAGCAAAACAGAGCACGCATTATGGCACTTGAAGAGGTGCAGACAACGCGCATTGGCTTGACGCATGGCTTGATGCTCTCATTGTTGCAGGCTTTGAAGTTTTTAATGCCCATTCCTGAGCACACTTTGCGTGCAACTGAAGAGTACATTTGCAGAATTGCGGTTGAACGCGATATTGAGCTTAAGCAAGATCATCCGATTTTGGAACAGTTCTGGGAGGTTTATGAGTATCTCAATAATGAAGGTTTTGCGGTTAATCATTCCAGAAATGATGAGTATATCGCCATCAACTTAAATCAGTTTTATGGATTGGCCGCGGAGATGCGCCAGCAGCTTGATGACATTAAAACAGTCAAGAAGATGCTGCCACACACCAGCAGGCACAAATACATTGAGCACAATAAAGTTGTGAATTCTAAGTACAACGATGATGAGTACACGAACAGAGCAGGTAAAGGTTTTGGCTCATTGCGTTGTTATATTTTTCATAAAGGTAAATAGGTAGGTGAAACATGAGTGAAGAAATGAAAAAAGAAGATCAATTATTAACGATTAAAGATATTGCAGAGATGTTCCAATTGTCTGTGGGGCATGTGAAGCAACGAGTTGTCAAACAGCCTGATTTCCCAGCGCCCATTAAGCTGATGAAATATGCGCAGCCGCGTTACAAGCGCTCCGATATTTTGGCGTTTATTGATAATCGAAAGGAGAAGTATTAATGGACAATCAGATCATCAACGAGCGCATTGCTGGCATTGAACGCATTTTGGCATATCTACAAAAGCAAAGAATGCAATTGTTTGATCGGCGCAAGATCCAGAAGAGGGAATACAAATTGATCATTGATGAAATCAATGATGCAAAAAGGCGTATTCATAAACTTAAAGCAGCAATGAAGGGAAATTAATGCAGAACTTCACGATTAAATTGGGCGGCTATGAATATGTCATCGCTGCGCAATCTTTTGAATTGGCACACTTAGAAGCCGTTAAACAACATTTAGAATTGGGTAGGGAATTACAATGAGCATGATAGATAAACGCGACAAAACCTCATACATCATCAACAATCCAGTTAAGAAATTATTAAATGAGCATGGCTATATGTTGAGTCGCCACAATACAAAGAGCTTCGATGGGCAGTGGCTTTATAACATCTCAAAAATTAGTTTAGTCGGGATGCAACACATTGAGCAATTCACACGTAATGGCTTGATGGATGCTTATAACAAGGGGGTGTTGATTCAGATGTTAGAGGATCAAGAGGCTAGATTATAAAGTGCTTCTGGTGATAAAGTTTAGATGTAAAAAAAGCCCATAAGGGCTTTTTTGTTTATCTGGCTTTTTTAACTCGTTCCCATTCTTGTTTCAAGCATTTACTTGTTAAAAATATAAAAAATGCCTCCACTTCTTGATCAAAATTTTTGTATTTATTTTTGTCAAGAGAATACTTTTTCTTGACCTGATCAAATGTATTAACAAGTTCATCACAGTCAGTTTTCCATTCAGGTAATAGGCATGCTATTATTATTCTGTAATCAGTTGGCATCTCAAGATTGAGCAAATATGCTTTCACCATGTCATTATTAAATAGGTCAGCATAGAAATTGCCAGCTAATACGTGTAGTTTGTTAGGATTTTTCTTATATAAAGATCTTTCAATATCTAATAAAAATGCGCGTTGAATACCTCTTTCTTTGATTATATTCATCACAGATAAAATATCTTTGCTCAATTCTTCAGATTGATTTAA